AGATTATGGAAGCTGACTTTGCACAGCTAGAGTTTCGCACTGCCGCATATTTATCACAGGATGGAGTTGCAATTGAAGAAGTATCTACTGGGTTTGATGTACACAGTTACACCGCTAAAGTTATTACCGATGCTGGTCAGCCTACGGATAGGCAGACTGCAAAGGCTCACACGTTTGCACCGCTTTATGGCGCAACAGGCTTTGGGAGAACGCCAGCGGAGGCAGCATACTACGAACACTTTACGAAAAAGTACGAAGGAATCGGGTTATGGCACTCCAAATTGGCTAAAGAGGCTATAAGCACACAGAGAATTACAACTCCATCTGGTAGGCAGTTTGACTTTCCTGATGTGAAACGCACTGCAAATGGCAGGGTTAGTAACTTTACTCAGATAAAGAACTACCCAGTGCAATCATTTGCTACTGCAGACATTGTGCCTATAGCCTTATTGCATATTGATAAACTTCTGGAGAATATGCAGTCATGCGTGGTAAATACTGTACACGATTCTATCGTTATTGATGTTCATCCAGATGAAGAAAGAAGTGTAATAGATGTTATTACACAGACAAACAAAGAACTACCGGGCTTGATTACCATGCGTTGGGGTATGGTGTTCAATGTACCTCTGCTATTAGAGGCTAAAATCGGGCCAAATTGGCTTGACACTAAAGACGTAACATGATATAACTACGACTCTTAAACTGAAGAAAAGGAGAAATAAATGACACAGGTTACTACAATCGACACTAACAACTATGCGGCAATGGCTAAGTTAACAGGCATTGCTAGTGAGGGTACGGGTAGCAAGGGAAGCACCCTAGCCCGTATGCGCATCAATCATTCACCTATTCTGGGTGATGAGTCTATCCTTGTAAAAGGCGGCACCTACAAGCTAGACATTCCAGATGGCCCCACTTACTACGCACCGTCAATTAAAATTCGTGCATTCTTGCAGCGTTTTATGTATAAGCGGTGGACTTCTGACGGCTTTGTCAAAACACTCATGGCTGATAATCTTGAACTTGATCTGAAAGATAATTTCGGTGGTTTTAACTGCGGTAAACCTGCCGGATACGTCAAGGACTTCAAGGCACTAAAACCTGAACTGCAAGAACTTATCAAGCAAACTAAGCGTGTAAGAGCAGTGTTTGGTACAGTGGAGATGTCTAGCCCAGTAGATGAGAAGGGTAAAAAGGTATCCCTAGAACCTACCCCATTCATATGGGAGATAGATAACCGGGAGGCTTTTGACGAGTTGGGGAACACCTTTAAGCAGCTTGCCAAGATGCAGCGTCTTCCAGTGCAGCATCCCATCACACTAAATACTGATGAGCGTAAGCTACAGACAGGTGGAAAATACTATGTTCCTGTCTCTTCACTTGATCTGACGACTACTTTGGAGATGGACAATGCAGATCAAAAACTTGCAGGAGACTTCTTATCGTGGATTGAAAACTACAATGTCTACATTGCCAATGCTTGGGACGAAAAGAAGCAAGCCCAGATGATGGATGAAGAAGACAGTGACATTGTAGATGATCTTGTCGATATAGAAGTTGAAGAGGTAGCATAATGAATCACCCTGCTGAACTGGCTGTGCATCAGTACATGGAGAACGCTGTTAAGGGTAAGTCCTCAATGTCAGAGGATACTATTAAACAGGTAGGTCAAGATGTAATGAACGCACTTCAACGCCAGTTTGGTGGGGGTAACAAGCGTGACAAGTTTGGTCTGCGTATGTCAAACGTAGGTAGGCCAACTTGCCAGCTTTGGTTTGAGAAGAATGAACCAGAGAAAGCGTTACCCTTTCCAACAACATTTGTAATGAACATGATGCTTGGAGACATCGTAGAGGCGGTCTTCAAGGGTCTTCTGAAAGAAGCAGGAGTGCAGTATGAAGATGATGAAAAGGTTACTCTACAGCTTGACGACGATACATCCATCACTGGCACCTATGATATTGTTATTGACGGTGCTGTTGATGATATTAAGTCAGCATCTAATTGGTCGTATACTAACAAGTTTGAATCTTTCGACACACTAAAGAAAGGAGATGCTTTCGGTTATGTAGGACAGCTTGCTGGCTATGCAAAAGCGTCAGGAAAACGTGCAGGTGGATGGTGGGTAGTGAACAAAGCTAACGGCCAGTTTAAGTACGTACCAGCTACAGGCATGGATGTTGAGGAAGAAGTAGGTAAGATCAAAGAGACATCAGATGCGGTTGAAGCTAACAAGTTTGAACGCTGCTTTGAGGCCGTGCCTGAAACATTTCGTGGTAAGCCTACAGGTAATACTATGCTTGGTACAGAGTGTGGTTTCTGTCGCTATCGTTTCTCGTGCTGGCCGGAAATACAGGAACTACCTGCAGTAGCATCACAGGCTAAGAACCCTAAAACAGTTGCGTATGTAAGTCTGGCTGAAGAGTATGCCTAACTACAAAGCATTTCGTGCGGCACGAAAATATGGGTATAGGAGTGGATTAGAGCATAAGCTTTCCGTTTATCTAGATGAACTCAAAGTCAAGTACGACTACGAGAACATAAAAATTGAGTGGGAAGACTTGGCCTACCGCACCTATACTCCTGACTTCATACTGGACAACGGTATCATCATTGAGACGAAGGGCATGTTTACGGCGGCTGATAGACGCAAGCATCTTGCAATCAAGAAGCAGCATCCTAAGTTAGACCTTCGTTTTGTATTTGAAAACAGTAGACGTAAGCTGCGTAAAGGTGCTAAGTCTACATATGCAGAGTGGTGTATTAAATACGGGTTTAGATACTATGACCGCATCATTCCCGAAGATTGGCTAAAGGAGAAGGGTAAAAACAATCACCCTAAGTTTATCAAGTTTAGTGGAACCAAAGTGAAGAGGAGATGAGCATGACAGATCATATGACATTTGAAGATGAGGACTTTGTAATTCGTGTAAGACCTACCGTATCGGACGAAGACTGGACAGGTGAGATAGACATCTCTATTATTTCTGGTCCAGATAATCCTATGGATGATGAAAGCTACTCACAGCTAATGCACTTTTGTAAAATGATGTGTGCTACAGTACCTATCATGGAACAGGACGAAACAATCCGTAATCTTGTTCACACATATGTCATGGAAGTTGTTGACAACGAGATGGGTATTGATGTAGAACTTGAGGAAGAGTTGGGTGTAGAGAAAACGTACGATGGTAATGTTGTACATCTCAACTTCAACAGTAAGACCGGGGGCAATGCCTGATGAGGCATGAGCAGTACATGAAAAACAAACTAGCTGAAGATGAGGAGAAATTGATGGATGAGTATTACACAAAGCAAATGAAAGATACAAAGACAGATATGGTCAACAGTCCTTCGCATTACAATCAATCAGGTATTGAGTGCATTGCTGCTATTCAGGCTGCGCTAGGACCGAACTTCAAGTATTACCTACAGGGTAATATTATGAAGTACATGTGGCGTTTTGACTACAAGGGTAAGCCGCTTGAGGATTTGCAGAAAGCACAGTGGTATCTTAACACACTTGTAGAAGATGTGATGGCGAGTGATGAGAGTTAAGGTATACATCAACATTGACATTGACCCTGAAGAATATCCTATACCTGCCGATGAGGACGTAGGCACGGAGATCGAAGACGGCATAAAAGAATACTTCTATGATGTAGAAGGTGCCGAAATACGCAACATAAAAACATTAACGGAGTGAGAAACATGAACAACTATTTACCAACAGACTACCAAAACTTCATTGCTCTTTCACGGTATGCCCGATGGAAAGAGGATGAGCAGCGTCGTGAGACATGGGGTGAGACAGTCGCACGATACTTTGATTATATGACACAGCATCTCAAGAGTAAGCACAAGTATGTCCTGTCGGATGAACTGCGTGGTGAACTTGAGCAAGCTGTGTTAAACCAAGACATCATGCCAAGCATGAGAGCATTGATGACCGCTGGACCTGCGCTTGACCGTTGTCATGTGGGCGGTTACAACTGCTCTTACGTACCTGTAGATAACCCTCGTGCCTTTGACGAGACTATGTACATACTCATGTGCGGCACTGGTGTAGGCTTCTCAGTAGAACGTCACAACATTGAGAAGCTACCTGTCGTCAACGAAGACATGCATCTTAGTGATACAGTCATCAAGGTTGGCGACTCTCGTCCGGGCTGGGCCAAGTCACTGCGTGAATTAATCTCTCTCCTCTACGCAGGACAGATACCCCAATGGGATACGTCAGAGGTTCGTCCTGCTGGCGCACGTCTCAAGACCTTTGGTGGTAGAGCAAGTGGCCCAGCCCCACTTGAGGAACTGTTTGAGTTCCTTGTAGAGAAGTTCAAGGGTGCAGCAGGTCGTCGCCTGTTCCCCATTGAATGTCACGACATCATGTGTAAGATTGGTGAGGTTGTAGTCGTAGGCGGTGTACGTCGTAGCGCACTCATCAGCCTGTCCAACTTGAATGATGACCAGATGGCACATGCCAAGTCAGGTATGTGGTGGGAGAATGAAGGACAACGTGCGCTGGCTAACAACAGCGTAGCCTACAAGGGCAAGCCAGAGATGGGTACATTCATGCGTGAGTGGGTATCCCTGTACGAAAGCAAGTCCGGTGAACGTGGTATCTTCAATCGTAAGTCAGCACAGGTACAGGCAGCTAAGAATGGTCGCCGTGAGGTAGAGCATGATTTCGGATGCAACCCTTGCAGTGAAATTATCTTGCGTCCGTATCAGTTCTGTAATCTGTCAGAGGTTGTTGTACGTGCATCAGACACACAGCAGACACTGACTGACAAGGTTCGCCTTGCCACTATCTTGGGTACGTTCCAGTCTACACTGACTGACTTCAAATACCTGCGTAATATATGGAAGAAGAACACAGAAGAGGAACGCTTGCTTGGTGTATCACTGACAGGTATCATGGACAATGACATGATGGCTGGTAAGTCAACGCATCTGGGTA